TTTTTCCATCGTGATCCCGTGAGCGTCTGCCCATTCTTTGAACTTTCCGACGATGGTATTATCTTTATCTATCTCCGGTTTTTTAAATTGAGCATACCATGCCTTGAACCGCTCTCCTACGGTTTTTGTCGCTGTCGAGGTATTATCAAGCTCGGTTTGAACGCCTTGCAAAGATTTTCGAATGTCGCCCGATCCTTTGGAAAAAGCTTCATTCATTTCGTTCATTATTCTTTCTATATCCGTACCAGACGAACCTACCTTGCTAACAAGTTCTGCTACACTCCCTACTACTCCGTCTATATATCTTTGATCTGCTGTATTGTAATATTCAATAAGTTTATGAAGTTGCTCTACTCTTTCTGATTGCGCTTTATCATATTGCTTCTGTGTTATTTCTTTTTTTTGCAGTCTTGCCCAATCTGCATCATCCGCTTTTTCTTGTTCCGCTCTAAGATTATCTATTTTCTTTTTTGCGTCCCCGCTCATCATATCAATGGCGTCTTTAACACCACCAACGACAGCCCCTGCAATTTTTATTCCGGCAACTATCAATTGCATTTTCAAAAAAACTATTTCCATAATTGCGGCGACACCAAGAAAAATAGGATTTAAATCTTTTCCTGATGTACCAAAAGATTTAAGACTTTCCGAAACAGATTTAAAAGTAGATTGTCCCATTGTGGTTATTTCTTCAACAAATATCTTTATTCCAGTTCCGGCCGCTACCAGATAACCGCCCAATGTTGATATAACGTCTGATATGATTTTAAAACCATCGGCAGACTGAACAAATTCCGTTGCCGCCAGCGCCATGTTATCCAGTTGCGCTATGATATCTTTAGCAAAAGGCAAAGCCATTTCTCCAAATATTCTTTCAAGACTTTCAAAATCATCTAATAGTGTTGATAGTCTTCCTGAAAAAGTTTTTGAAGCCGACTCCATCCCACCAAAAAACAAACCTCCTTTTGATGTAGCCGCCTGAAAAGCTTTTGTTACCATTTCAGCCGAAATAGCACCTTTGCTCATTTCGTCCTTTAACTGCGCAACGCTTTTTCCGGTTTGCTCTGCCATTATCGTAAGCGGGTTAAATCCGGCGCTGATGAGTTGTAACAGGTCTTGACCCATCAGCTTTCCGGTGCTCATGATTTGAGCATAAACAAGATTCAATTGAGAAAATTTTTCTTTATTACCTTGGGCAATATCTCCCAACATTGACATAGTGGGCATTAGAGATTCGGCTGATTGTCCAAAACTTAATAATAGTTTCCCTCCTGATGCAAAATCTTTCATACTGAAAGGAGTAGCGGCAGCTTTCTTTTTGAAATCTGAAAGTACTTTATCGGCCTTTTCTGCTGATCCTAATAAAGTAGTAAAACTATTACTATAATTTTCCATTTCTACGGCAGAATTGAATCCTGCTATGGCAACATTTTTTAATGTGTTAATAACAGTCATGCCAGCTTGTTTGAAAAGATCATATGCAAACTGTGCGTTAAACATTGATTTGGCCATTGAGTCAGTGTGTTTGTTTACATTCTGTGCACCTTTGACAAAATCAGATGAATCGAGTTTTATATGCCCTATTACCGATCCAGCATCAAAGCTCAAGCTACAACCTCTTAGACCGTTTCATGTTGTCCCATATCGTAAGGACTTTTCTATTCTGCAACTTGTTTATCTTTCTCACGATCGAATCAAGCCACCGCGTGAACGATTTTGAATTCCTGTGTTGCTTGTCCGGTTGTGATCCGACATTCGCAGCGTTCACCGCTTCTGCAAAATCCATTTTACGCACCATCCGATCAATCTCGTTCTGCTTATGTATTTCGACCGACATAATTCTAAAAACCCTTATGTCATATTCGTTGTACAAATTTTCTACGTCTTGAAGCGAAAACCCAGCCTTGATAAAAGGCAGGACAACGGATTGCCCTGCCTCTACGTAGGGTTCGCTTTCCCTGTGATTTCCTCCGTCACTCGTTCGAGTACTCTTTTAATTACACGGATATCAACATTGTCATAATCTGATATCTGACCACCGAACAAAGTTACCATTTGCTGATTAAGCATATCGGACGACTTTTCTCCTTTGGCTATTGCATCAATCTCTGACATTGTTTTTCTTGATACTGATTTTACTACAAGGACGATTGATTTTCCGTCAATATCCTGTATCTCAATCTCGATAGGTGGCGGCATTAAAATCTTTTCCATATTCTTCAATTCCTTCTTTTTGTTTAGAGTCCTACGCTCGAAGCGTATCCCGAATATCCAAATGCTTCCTGTGTCTCATCGTACAGGCAATAGAAAACTACCTGGACTTCGCGCTGCGTGTCCGGTCCGAACGATCCGATTGATCCCGATACGGTCGGAATTGCTTTGTAAAAATGGAGTTTGAAAAGTGAATCGGTCGATGCGTTTCCATCGCTGTCTACGCGGGTGAGCACAAGCGGCTTTGCGAAGTTGTCGCGCCCTGACCTGTAGATATCGCGCCCGAGCTTTGCACTAAGTCCGTCCGGTGAAGTTGTAAGGCCACGGATAACTTCCTTGAGCCTTAGCCAGGTTATCTCGCCGAATTTCGCTGTTACCTGGTACGCCTGTCCGGTTGGTATTTTGTCATACGGCTGCGTACCGTTCTGAGCAAAATTAATGTCCTTCATATCCTCGACGAATTCCAGAGAAGCCTCATCGATAGTTTTACCGAGATCAACATTATTGAAATTGATGACTACGACACCAAGCGGTCCTTCAATAAAGTTGTTTCCAATAGGAGGGTTCATATAATAATTCCCCCTGAGATTATTTAGTTATGTTTGATTTCTTCTTTTGCCGGTCTCTGTGATGGACGGCTTGTTATGTACGAGTAAAGTATATCTGATAATTGGTCGTATATTCAATACGCCCTGATTCATCAGCTCCTAAACAAAATGGTAATTGAATCGCAGAGATTTGCGATACTTTCATCTTTGCGAATATTTCGCCGTTTACGGTAACGGCTGGGAGTTCAAGCCCGAAACGGCTTGTAATTTTCTTGAATATATCATGCGCGAGCTTTCTTGATTTTGCCACGTCGAAATCGCGTGTGAGAATCTGGACCGTCTGCATATCACGTTGTATCCACGGCTGTTCAGTTCCGCCCGATTCCATGACAAGTATGTTGCGATCGGGGATTTCCTGCTGTCCTGCAAGCAGAATTCGTCCGTTCGTATAGATAACTTCTGTGGGAAATTCGGTTTTAAGATATTTTACGAACTGGTATATCATGCCCCGGATTCCTTTTTAAGCTGTCCAGCATAGAACTTCACAAGGTCTTTCCCGTCGGCTTTCAAATGTTTCTCTATGAACTTATTTCCGACGTTCCCGAGCATTCCGGGATTTCTCAGCGATTGTTTACTCGGGATTTTCCCGCCTACTGTCCATTGCGTTTCGTGGAGTCGTGCCGCATATGCCGTGTTTAGTCCTACGGTGATATCGTCTTTGTTGCCTTCCGAATATGATGTGTTTGGTGTTCCGTTCGGATAATTAGATTTTGTGTCACCTACGAAAACCGATCCGGTAAACACAGACCCAGACCCGCGCAGGACGCCTGTCATTATAGGAGGTACAACCGATTCATTCGCCGATCCGTTCACAACGATATTCAATAACTGTAACCCCATGCGCGTCCGAGCGAGTTGATCCGCTGACCCTGATTTATTCTGCCCCATTGAAACTTTATCGAAATACTTTTTTAACCCTGGGGTGAGATTATCTTTTACGGAAAATCCGCTTCTTCTTCCGCTACCAAGTCCACCCATTATATCCATATCTCCCAATGACTCGCATCAAATCCGTGTGCGCGCGCGAGCTTCTTTATCTCGCATTCTTTTTGACTCACTACGAACGCAGAGCCGACAAGTTTTTTCACAGTTACGCGATCTTCATATGTTACGACCTGCGAAGGTTTACATATTATATGCGTGTTCGTGACCATCTCTTTACCGTTCGCGCCCTTGACTATGGTATTCACATCCTCGACTCTTGATTTTATGCCTGATTCGACCGTCTTTGTAGACACGCCCCATTCGTCTACTGAGATATGTGTTATGTCTATTTCATCGGTCAAGTACATATCAATCATGCCAGTATTGTACCATGCTTTTTTTCAAAAGTCAATATTTTACAATCAACATGTGATCTTTCTGTTTCGTTAATCATCGTATAATTGCACAATTTACCAGCTACATATTCCGATGTTACAGAGTTTGCCCGTATAACACTATTTTTATTCACGTATGGCGTATCAAAAAATCGTATTTTCCCCTCATCGCGAATTTCTAAAATCAGGTATTTGCCTCCCGATATATTGCAGTCACTCAAAAAATTATTCATGTATATTTGAGTGGGGAAATGTATCATACAAGCAAGACACACAATAACATTTGGCTTCTTCGCTTTAAAATCCCATTGATGTTTTTCGAGCAATATCAATTCTTTGTTTTTATAATCCTTTAAATTACTACTTGCTTTTTTATAACTTCGTTCAGATATGTCATACCCTATATATTTTTTTATACTGTGGTTTTTGAAAAGATACTCTCCGAGCAGCCCGCCTCCGAATCCAAAATCAATTATAATCTTATTATCAACATTTATAGCGTCGGTAATGTGCTCTTTGTATCTCATGTACATTTCTTCACGTTCCCCCGATTCCCCAAGATGAGCTTGACGTTCGGAAACATTATTCCATATACTTTTCATTTTCTTTGCAAGATTCATATTTCAACCTCCGCGATACTTGTTTTAGCCTCTTTATCAATATAGATTCCGATCGGTTTCCCCATGACAAGCCGATGATATTTCACATGGATTCTGTTTAGTTGCATTGTTGTGTGTTCGAAATGCACCCAATCCCGACCGGTGTAAAATATTATTACATGCCCTTTGTCATAAGCTGCGTTGATACGTAGTATTTCTTCATAATCGATTCTTTCCTCCCGATAGATTGGGTGTCCGCATTCGCCGCATTTGTCGACATGGGAAAATATTATTGTGTCATCTATGTCTATTACAAATGTCATATTACACTCGTAAATTTCTGAGTGAGCTTATAAACATTCGATATCGCAGACCCCACGCAGATATTTTTTACGCCCATCGAATACGCTTTCGAAATATCGTTTCTGATTTTGAAATTCCCTTCCGCGATTATGTTCTTCTCCCCTTGCTCAATAAGCTCGTGAATGATTTTGAAATCAGCATCGTAAAGACTCGAAAACACTGATAACGTCGTGGCTATGTACGTATAATAAAGATCGTTATCTTTTATGTTCTCATAGTCTTGTATCGTGGCGATATCCGCAACAATCTTTAATTTCCTTGTCCTGCAATAATTCGAAACGGCTATAAGGTTTTTGTTTAACTCCCGGTAATCAACCGCGATATAATCAGCCCACGCAGAGACTTTATCTATCTCAATTTTAGTAGGCGTAATGTATGCTTCCTTCACTGGATCATTTACTCGGTTTTTCCATAGTCCTATGATGGGTACTTTTTTACCTGGCGGAAGGTGCAAATATTTATCCGTGCGAAGCGCAACAGCTCCTGCGTTGATTGCATCGATTGCAAGCTCCTCTATCGTAGGGCGCGTGTAACCTTGAATAGATACTATGATTCCTTTGTTTAGCATTTTATACCTCTATCAGCCATGACGAATCCTTGAACATCCTTATCGGTTTATGCAGCTCGTTAACCGCCCTGATAACTCCGGGGAACTTTTTCCAATAATCATGACCGCATAGAAAACCGCCTTTACGTATTTGCAAAGATCGTTTAATCCTGCTTTTAGTTGTGCGTTTCTTTCTGGTATCATCATACACCCCTATATGTGAGCCTGACTTTTTTCTCGGCTTCGGATGCAAGCTCGATCGAGTTGTCAACGGCCAATCTGCTTTCTATTTCTTTAATATCCACGATTATTCCTTGCATCTCGTGAAAATCGCTTGACACTGTTCCATGATCTGAGCCCTTCCATTCCTTGTTAAGCGTGTAGTGTCGTTCCACATATTCAGCTCCGAGTAATATCATGTACGGTATCGCACAACCTTGCTTGTCGTGTGAGGAATACCCGAATCGACTCTGCTTTAGTTTTTCTTTCAGATTCAGCGCCATTTTAAAATCAATATCGTTTAATCCGCATGGATAGATCGAACGACAATACATGGTTATGTCTGATTTATCGAACCACGGCCACATGTCAAGCTCGCGCAAGGTATGCATTCCTGTCGATACGATTATTTTGAAATACGGGTGAACGTCGCTCATCGGTATCTTTAAATCGAACAACTGCAAATTCATAGCGTAATTACTGTAAAACTGACTCGGTAATTTTATATACTCGAATCCGAGCCTGATCATTTGATCCATGCTGATTAAATCAAATACGGTTACAACCGTTTTCAATCCAGCTTTCTCTGCGTACTCTTTGAGACTCGCTATCTGATCAACCGAGAATTCCAGTGCCTTGCGGTGTTCGTAGTACGTAGAGCCGAAAGAGTTCTCCGGTTTACGAGGAGTGTTGCCGATTTCTTTCGGAATAAGATCACAATCGCGTTTCTGAAACTTGATACCCCATACTCCGAGCTTTGCAGCTTCATCTATCATCTTGATTGCGTTGTAGATATTACCCTGGTGGTTTGCTCCGAATTCGAGTATTATTTTTGTTTTTGTAGCCATTCTTCACACTCCTGCAAGTCTTCTGGTGTATCGATATCAAATGATTTTATATTCTCAAAAAAGATGCCCTTCCCTTTTTCTTTTAAATATCCTTTTGAATACACATAATAGCAACCATCTTCTTTTCCTTCTTCATCAACACTGTATAAATATTCTGACAGTTTAGCAAAAGTTAAATGAGTTTCTAATTCATCGATTATTCCTAAACCTAAATCTATATTTCTCACCGGCTGTGTCGGCTGTAACAGAATCAGGTAATCTGCATCAAGTATCCGGTTCACGTACTGCATCTTCTCATATGTCGTATTTTGTGAAGTGTCGTATAACTCGATCGGTTCATAGATAATCGGAGTCTGATCTTTCACATAATCAATTATTCGCTGATCCCGCGTGAACGTGTAAAGTGGGATATCGATCGAGCGAGCAAAATCAATCGTGTGCTGCAAGAGAGGTTTACCGTCGAGCAAAGCAAGACACTTACCGGGGAATCGCTTGCTATCCATACGTGCGCATGTGACTGCTGCTATTTTCATGACATAACCTCCGCGTATAACGCATTCCATGCGCTCATGGTTTTCTCGATTGTGAAGTCTAATGCTCTTCTACGCGCAAGCCATGACGGAATTACTCTATGCTTTTTATCTTTCAACAGCCACACAACCGTTTTTTTCAATTCCTTAATGTTTTTACATGGATACTGATTGTTCCCTATCATCTCATGCATAGACGGCTGATCCAGATATACTATAGGCAACCCAACCGCCATGCATTCAAGCACGGCAAGCGGAAAAACTTCCTCGAACGATCCGTGCGCGAACACGGCAACCGATAATTCAGACAGCGCAAGGAACTTGTTTTCGTTGGTCACGTCTTCGTTATAAAAAGCGAACGGGTGGAGTAATTTTTCCTTCACATTGCGCGAAATTATCAACATCCTCGAATCGTCTACCGAATCGAGAATCTTTCGAGCTGTCTTATTCCATGCCGGGTGAAACTTGCCTTTGTCGTCTCGCGTTATTCGCCCGAACCATTTGCTATTCAAGTCAGTCTGTACCTTAGGAATTTCTACGCTTGAATATATGACCCGTGAGTCAATGCCTTTTTCTTTGAGTAATTTTTCCCGCCAGTAGTTTGTCTGTGTGACAACATAATCCGATTCCTTTGCGGGTATACACGGATACGAACTATGAACAAGCGAAATTATTTTACTGCCAGGATACGGGCGCTTGAAATCTCGAAATTCCTTGTATCGTCTTTTGAAACAATTCAAAACGTAAATATCAGCCTGTGGATAAGGAATATCACCAAGAAGATGATATACGTTTTCACCATTCGAGTATTGTACCAGGTCTTTTGTAATCTTGCCCATTCGCTCAAGAGGGAGCGTCCCTATGTGGCATATTTTCATTTTTGTATACCATATATTTTTAGCTTCTCATCGTTTGTTTTTACTTCAGTCAATAACAACTCAATTGCTTCAATCGTCATTGCTGATAGATCCTTAGCCCCTTCTTGCATAGAACTTGTTGCAATTTTAGCCATAAGAACATACGAATCTAAAAATCTAAGTGCTTCATCTCTTGTCATGCTTCTACATCCTTCCATGAAACTTTTCTGAAAGTTTTTATATCTCCGAACGGATCTACATTTATGATCCGATCTTTCCACTGTTCAAATCTATCGAAATATCGCGGTATCTTTTCAAGATAGTTTTCCCATCCCTTAGCTTTCAAAGACTCGCCGGTATAATCTTTCTTGAAGTGATTCCCGTCTTTATTATTCTTTAACCCTCCGTTATCCATTCCTATCATATATATCGGATTAGCTCCACTGATAATCGCAAGGTGAAGAGCGCACACGCCCGACACTTGACCGTCATAAAGCCCGTTGATTATCTGTTCCGTAGGCGCTTCTTTTGTTTTGTAGAATATCGTAACCTTATCCGAAGGCGTGAGCCCCGATCTTCGTGTAGCGAACACGCGGCCTTTGTAATGACCGAGTACGTCGTACTTAGACAACTTCAAGAATCGACCGTCGAGAAAAAGAAACCACTCGAAATAATGGAAATCCTCGATGATATGATTTATTCCTATCGAATGTTGGCCTATCAATTTGTCAAACGTAAACCCATCCTGCATGGCGTTTGCAAGACCTCGGCTGCTACCTATCACATAACACGGTTGATTTTTCCATGCATTCTCTATACCGTTGAACGGTCCTATCAAAGACGGTTGATTGTCAAGTATTGCCTGAACCTGAAGCTTAAACCATAATTCATCCGATCCGTTTTTCATAGCGCCTTGCTCCTTCTTGATTGCGAGTGCGTCGTTGATATTCAAAATATTGATTTCTTTTTTAGCTTCTACGGTTATGGGCATTTCGATAATCTTGTTGTGCTCCTTGCCTCTTATTTGTTTGTGCATTTGCTTTATCTCAATCAATGCAGTTTTCTTTCTGACACTGGTATCCATGCCGTTCGCGTCGGGTGAATATCTGATTCGTCGTTCGAGAAATCTATATATTTATCGAGCGTTCCTTGTTGCTCTAAGAAATCTTTGAATACGATCGTCTCGGAATGCTGACAATTTGGATGGAACGGGCTCAATTCTGTTGCCGCCGGGAAATCTGGATCACTGCCTGAAAGTGAGAATATTTTACCTTCGTATTCCGCGCATATCCTGCATAGCGTGTTGTGTGATGATACCTGCACAAGATCCGCGCCTACTGCATCAGCTGTGTCTATCACCGCCTGCGTGCTCGCTTCCATGAGTTTAGTACGGGTGACCATCTCCGCGTAAGTATCTATTTGCCATTGTTCAGGATTGCCATTTTTATCGATTACGGTAATATATTTACCGTCAATAGCTTTCTTCAGTAACTCATTGCGTAGTTTTTTCTTTGACCCCTGAACAGATCCGCTTTCAAGATATCCGTCAGCAATAGCTTTCTCAATTTTCTTTTCTGATATGTTTATTTGCTGCGTAAGGCTCGCAAGGCGAGTAATACTTTGTTGTCCCGTTTGTAACCCGGTTCGATACGTGGATATTGTTTCGTTAAGCAATGATTTCAAGCTTTGTTTCGATCCGTGAGACGATACGAGGTCATTTACTTTCGTAGTTTTCGGTAAAATGAATCCCTTGTTTTTTATACGCGTGAGTTCTTCGCGGACTTTGCTTTTATAATACTCAGGGAAATTCCCGAGCAAGAATTCCTGTGTCATCTTACGCGCCAAGTCGTATTCAATTTTTATTCGTTGATTTATTTTCGTCCAGTATAGACTTGACGTATCTTTCGATGTGGAAATCTCAGATACGATCTTATCGATATTCTTTGCAGTGCCCGACAGCTTTTTTAATATTTTATCTGTCAGTAATTTTAATTCTTGTTCTCGTTCTACTCTCGTCATATATTTCTACTTTCTTCATCGTGATAAATCTCTGTGAACTGATACGATCTTTCCGCCCGAATTGATAAGCGCGTCGTCCGGCAACATATCCGAAATGAACGGAGGGAAAATCGCGCTCGTAAGCGTCTCGGAAAAACTCATGATAGAAAAACTCTTTACACCTTGCGCGTTCAATGCCTGGTGTTTTACGTGCTCATCATAAAAATTGTAAATGTACCAGGCCAATTCATATTGAGCACGCTTGATTTTTATGTCCGTGCTCGAATCAGCAATGCTATACAAAGATTTCATCCAATTGTACGCGGATGTTAAGAGTTGTTCTTTTTGCAAATTAGCAAGGGACGCCCATGCGGACGCCCCCCACTTTGTTAAAAAATAATTGTTTGCTTCAGCGAGAGTGACCCATGGTGTCATTATATGAGGTCCACCCTCATGATCTGTTCAGTGTCCGCAATGACTGCGCCGTAGATTGCCCACACGGTTTGAAGCATGTTCAACGTGAGCGGATCTTTCGGAGCCGTGAAGGTCGTCGGCTGCATGTCGTCGGCTCTCTGGATTTTGTTTCCCGGGAGAACCATGACCGGGTGATCATGCACGATCGATGCATCATATGTGTAGATCGGAGTTATGTTCCAATCAACTTGCTGGTTGAGTGTTATTGCTCCGATTACCGTACCCCTTGTAGCATTCAACGCGGCTGCGATTCTTGTTTTGTCGAGCGGGTTCGCGTATAGGTAGAGCTGCGCTGCCGCCATGTTCTGCGGATCGTATCCTTTATCCTTCAGCCTGTTCGTAAGGTTGAATGCAGCGAGGTTAAGCGTGATTATATCGCGCAAGAGGGTTGTCGTTCCCGCCTGCCATGCGGTGCGGTTTGCTACGAGTGCCGCCGCTGCCGCGATCAAGAGATAGTGATTCGCTGCTTTGTTCGACCAGAAACGATTCCTAAAAATCGAGGCCATGTCTACCATCGCCGCAATCTTTCTATACCGGATCATTTTGTCTGTCCATCCGAGTCCGCCGCCGAAGTAATCGACGTGCGCCGTGATCACTGTTCCGCTGAGTTCGTCGAGGTGAATCGAATTGCCTTCCGGGATGAGGTGGAACGAAAGCGCGTTCTGGACATCGTAGATATCCCATGTGTCTTGACCTGTCCCAAGCGGAACCGATTTAAAAACCTGTTCATATCCGAGGTCGAACGCCTGCGCTCCGATGGTCACGTTGAACGCATCGGAAACGAGTTTCGCAAAGTCAGTGCTCGATGCAACAGCCTGGATGCTTTTCATAGCCTGCATCTTTTTCACGACTTCGCTTTTCGGTTTCATCATGAACGCATTGAGTGCGACCTGTATCTTTGCGCCGGTGTTTCTATCGCCTTTTTCGAGCGAGCTCTGAAGCATATCGAAAAAGAGATTATCATCTTTTGTGAGTGTGTTTACCATTTATTTCCTCCTTCCTTAAAGGTCCGTAGCCGTGGGTGTGATCCCGATGAATTTGAATATTACGGTTGTGTCGTTTGCGCCTGCGTCGAATTTTGCAATTCCGCAGAATATGTAATCGACCCCTGCCGTCCCTGTTGCAACAGGCGATACCTCGAAATACTGCGGCGTTGTAAGCGCAATCCCTGCTGTTACAGGATAAGCAAAAAGTCGATCGCCTGATACGATCTCTTCCCCGGTTCCAACACGCTTAGCGCATTCGACTTGCTGGCAGTTATACAGAAATGCCATATCCTCGCCTGCGTTCTCGCGGTCTTTGATCACGAACCCGAAAACATCTTGCCTACGGAATCCCATTCCGTTGCGTGTCCCTGCGGGAGGTGTTACATCGAAAAGATCGTCATAACATTCCGACCTATTGTCTTTCCATCTAAACATTTTTGTTGCTCCTTAAATGTTTGCGTTGAAATCTTCTTCGAGTAACGGATTATTCTCTGCCTTCGTCATATCGCCAGTAGGTGTTTTCGTATTACCGGTATCGTTTTCTTTTTCCGGTATGCCTTCGATATCGAGAATTCTTTTTCTCTCGTCGATTTCCGACTGGATGTATTTTTTCAAACCCTCGTCGGATGTATCCTCGATATTTTTGAATCTCTCCTTGATGAATTTTCGCTGTTTGTCAGTCGTAGGAATCAACTTGTTTTCGTCGAGAATTTTTACGAGTCTGTCTTTTGCCGTTACAGAGTTAATCTGTTTACTCAAAGTCTTTTTTTCTTCCTCTAAGTCATTTAGACTTTTGTCTTTTACCTGTATGTCTTTTTCAAGCTTATCCAGCTTTTCAAAGATCGGTGAAATTTCCCTGTCTTTCTTGATTTCATCCAGAGAAAATACTTGTGTTGGAAAAGTATTTCTGCGCTTCAGCTCCGTCACCAACTCCGCGAACGGAACCGTCTTTAATTCTTCCGGCATATTTCCTATGTCCTTTTTGTCTTTATTTTCATCGCCCTGTATGGCGTTGAATGCTTGTGCTCTAATCTTTTTACGAGAACCTCTCAAGCGTTCTCTTGCGTTATGTCCATCATAACTCATTATAATTCCCGAGCCGCCCTGTTCGTCAGTAGAAGAAAATCCCATACTGGTATAAAAGTCTACAAGTCTGCTTTGACTTGTTTTTGCATCTTTTGGCAAAGCTACTAATTTAATATCTAATCCTGTTTTCTCTGCTACATCCAAAGATTTATCAAGCATTTTTTCAGCATATCCCTGACCTCTATATTCAGGTTTAGTATATACCAGATCAATTTCAAGATATTCATCACCTTGACTTTCTTCGCCCTCATCGTCAATAACTGTATCCGATGTTTTTGATATAGAAACATATCCAGCTTTACTTTCAACATTGCCAATATTATCAGTAGCTTTTATACTTTTTTCTACATCTTCTTTTGATTCAGTGTCACTTTTTTTCCCATATGGTTTTCTCCCGCTTCCCGGACCGCCGCCCTGTAATACAAATGCCTGTACCATCCCAAGCCGCTTAGCGTCAGCAAAAGCGGGTTTGTCGACTTTCGAATTCGATAACGCTATCCCTGTAAGCTTGTCTATCGTTCCAGCGAACCAGTGCCCGGCCTGTTCGAAAAGATTCCAGTTCGCTTCCTGGCTGCAAATATCGCTATCGGATACTTTCTCTTTATTCGGGAAATATCCCACGGCTATATGATGCAACTTGCCGTTTATCTCTCGCTCCGTGCTGGCGACTATCTCTCCGAGTGATTCCCGGTTTTCTGTGGAATTGTCCGCGTTATGCCCCTTGAAAAACTTTATCCCTTTAAGGATTATATTCTTAATGGATTGAACCGCCGCCCGCGTCCAGTGAATCGGTCGTGCTGTGTCGCCGAGAATTGACGGCCGACTCGTACCTTCGTGACAGATTGAATACGCCTGGAAAAACGGATGCGGATCAGTGGCCTTGATCTTCGTTATCGTGTCGTTATCGATCAAGGCCATGATCTCGCTGGAGGATAGAGACGAGGAGAGACATTGGAGCGAAAGATAAGCCCGGATAGTTTCAGGCATTATTTCTTGATTTCCTTTTCCTCGATAGGTTCAGGATCGAGCGCCTTCGAGACTTTGCCGAATGCTTTGCCTCGTTCGCTGTCCGAAATATCTTTTTTCGGCGGGACGAGATTATGTGTCGAGCATACAGCGTTCGAGTGCTTGAGTGATTTTTCGTCTTTGTTATTCTGGATTACGTCGGATATGTTCATGGTTTATTTTAC